CTGTCCTGCAACTTCATATGCTCTTGGACTTGCACTTTCACCAGCAAGTTCTAGTATACCATTAAGAGATTCTTGTCCTTTCTCTATAAGTGAATATAAATTAGCACGAGTATAATCATAGTCTTTATCAATATCATCACTCACATTTCTAATCTGATCTTTTCTCTTAGCACAACCCCCTTCTGGAGTTGTACTTACATCAATAGCATTAGTTGTATTTAATGCATCGTCAATAGAATCATAATTACCCATAACTTTAATTATACGTCAGCTTGTTGAGTTGGACTATAAGTTCTACCATCAGTATAGAACGTAGTAGTTTCATTGAATCCGAAGTTATCATCCATATCAACTAATAAGTCATCTGCTGCTGTTAATACGTCAATTGATGTATTTTCCAAATGTGTTGTCTTAGCAGTACCATCATAACCTCTAGAAACAACAAGTGTCAAGTTATCAGGTTTTTCTTTAACCAACATAATCTCATTACCAATAATAATTCTATTATTAACTGCAAAGTTAGTAGAATCATTTACAGCAAATTTAGTCTTAGTCTTAGTTAATGCCTCACGTAAGGTAGCAGTATTATCATCATTATAATCTTCTCTTGCTTCAGGTGTAGCAGTATATCTGACTTCTCTTTTTGCTGTAAGTGATGTATCTGCAGCATAATCGACCTGAACCTTCTTAATAAGACCTTCAGGTGTATCAGCAACTGGACCGAATAGATAAGTCTTAGCACTAAAATTCAGTGTGTATATTAATGCTCTTCTAGTTGAAAAATCTCCTTCATAATCATCTTGGAATGAGATATTATCCAAAACAATTGGTACATCTCTCTTTTCATTAATTGTATCAACTAAATCAATACTTATATTAAAAGATGGTTGGAAATATGGAAGTATCTGTTCTACAATCTGCAATGCATCATCGTTTAATTTAGTTAAAATATTTAATTCAAATCCTACATTATAAGGAACGGGCATATAAACCCTTCTCATTTTATTATTATCATCAAGTGCTTTGAATACTTGAGTTATACCAGACTTTCTTGTTGCATCATATGTAATATTAGTCATCTCAAACGACATTCTTGGTAATGTAATTTGAACTGCTCTGTTCAAATCTGGGTTTTGCTCCAATCTTGCTAAGAATTTCTGCATTGGACCATAAGCCAATGGAACTCTTATTTCACCACCAGGAACACTACTAGAAGATTTATGTCGTATGCGAATATCATTAAAGATTGTACCAAAAGCAACGACTGTCTTTCTTAATACTTGATGATAAAAATAAGTACCTAACATTAGTATACACCGAATGGATTGGATTCTGAAAAGTCTAATAACGAATCTGCTTCAGTCTCAAATTCATCATTAGAATCAAACTCATCATATATATCTCTATTGTCCCATTCATCAACAACATACTGAGCAAATTCTCCAGTAATCGTTGATGATGTACCAATAACCGTTTCACCTGGATAGAATCCAGCAACTGTAGATCCTATACCAACTTGAGATATTTTAAGAGTTCCAGTAGTTTCATCCCAATCTTTAACTCTTGCATCAGTTCCTGATAGTTGTCCATGAACAACCTCATTAAAGTGGAATGTACCAACTCCAGAAGTTGAAGGTGCAGCAATAACAACATTAGGAACAGATGTATATCCTTGACCTGGATCTGTAATTCTCAAAGAAGTAAGTATATTATCAGCATTAACAACTGCTTCAGCAGTAGCAGTAGTTCCAGCACCACCTGGTCCTGCAATAGTCACTATAGGAGGAGTTGGGTATCCAGCACCTTGATTAGTAAGAGTAAGACTCTTAACACCTCTTAGAGTTGTTTCTATAGTTGCATCTGCACTTGCTCCAGTTCCATTACCACCAACAATTGTAACTGTAGGTGGTGAAGTATATCCAGATCCAGCATCAGTTAATATAATCCTCTCAATAGAATGGACACCTTGCCTGACAGTAGTAATTGCAACGGCACTAGCATCTTGTCCTGCTGCATTACCTGTAGTTGAAATAGCAACTGTTGGAGTTGTTGTATAACCACTACCATCTTGAAGTAATCTAAGTTCTCTTATATAACCAGAAGGTTGAGATAACACTGCAGTTGCAGCAGCAGTAGTTCCTGCTCCAGTTACCTTAAGTGTTGTAATAAATCCTTCATCTTCTACAATTTCATCAATCTCCTCAATAGAAGTATCAATAACCTCATTCTCATATTCAAAGAGTTCACATTTTAATTGATAAACATAAGTATTACCTAACTGATAGAAAGGATCTTCATGCTCAACAAATTTAATTTCAAATAATCTACCACCTAATGGGAAAAATAGTAAATCTCCTTCTTTTGGTCTACTATCTACTATAACTTCTTCATCTGGAAGAGCAACCAAAAACGCACCAATAAAATCTTCAAATCTTTCTTTTGATATAGTTACACTTAATTCATCCCTAACTATACTCATACCAAACTTGGTCATAATATCAGCCTGACCACCATACCCTTCATAGTTATTAACATAGACTTCTAACTGAAAATTATCATCAAATTTAGAAGTTTGAACTTCTTCAATAACAGTTTGTCTATTAACAAATTTTCTTGGTATATAAGTTACCTCAACACCAAAAGTCCTCAACTGTTCGTTGATTAAATCTTGAACAAGTCTTTGTTCACTATCTGCACCCTGTAAAAAGTATGAATTTAAAGCCATTTTATCCTATGAAATCCAGTGGTGGTAACTCATACTCAAGTTTGAACCTGTCTCTAAAAGATTCCAGTGCTCTTTCTGCATCATCGTAGATTTCTCTACCATTCATTTCAATTCCACCAGGAAGTTTAACTCCTTTAAATTTAATCATATTCTGTCCCCATTGACGTTTGATCAATAAGGTAACATATTCCTTCAAGAATATATCATTATAAATTTGATTAAAGTCTTCAGGATCCAATGCTCTAAAACAATCCAGAACTAAGTAATTATCTAAAGATTGAGCACCCCAATCCATATCCAAATATAATCTACCTTGTCTTTTATTAAATCTTACTTGCTTATCTGGTGTTAATAAGAAATCAATATCCTCCAAATAAGTCTTAGTCATTGCATATTGCATCAATTCAACAGAATTGAAATAATATAAATCGTTTAAAAATAACTGATATTTAATACTAAACATTCCAGAAGATATAGAACTGGAATCAAACTTAAATATTTTTTCTACACCAACTACAGAATCTGGAACCTGTATGAAATTAGATGTTTCATACCAATTACTAGTTGTAGCTCCATATCCAGTTATTGTACTAGATGTACCTACAGTAGTAACTATACCTGCACTATTTGTACTACCACTATCATTTCTTGCTCTACCTCTATCAAGATCATCCTGACTTATTCGGTATTTAAGATACATTCTCTCAACACCATCAAAATGCCTCTCATTAAACATTTGAATGCCGTCATCAACAGCATCTTCTATCTGTTCATCATCGACATTTATCTCTAGTACAGGAGCACCCAGCTTCCTTAAACAATATTCTATAAAGTCTTGTCTATTTGCTGGTTTCATCTTCTTCTAAGTCTTCTAGTAAATTGTCATGTTTTTCTTGCAATTCCTTTAGACTTGCGAGAAGGTCATTTTTCTCATCCAAGAAATCTTGGGTTAGAGTTTGTACTTTTGCCTCTAATAAGACATTCTGATTTGAGAGTTGTGCTAATTTAGCATTGTAAATTTGAATCAAAACATTAATGTCAACGTCAGTTTGATTAGCCATAGTTAGTTAATTAAAAAGTTCCCCCATCTAGGGTATCAGTCCAAGTTGGTGTACCAGCAGCAGTTGTTGTTAGGACATAATTTGATGTACTAATACCAGAAGCAGGTGCTACTGTGGATTTTTGTAATCCAGTATTATCAAAGTATACTACTCCACTGGTAGAAAAATCACCAGATTGATAGTATATACCTTTAATATCTAGGTAACCTTTAGTACCACTTATAGTACTATTGGTATCTGTTGCATCTGGAATGAATGTCCACTTACCAGTAGAATCATCATATCCAAAGAATCCAAGCTTAGTATTTGCTGTACCAATACCCGTATTATAATTGTATGAAATACCACGATCAGTATTGGTATCATAAGCATGGGTAATGGTTATCTGAACTGCAGTTGAAATACCAGCAGTAGTTGTACCATCAATATAGACTGTCTTAGAACCAGTATTATAAGAATGAACTGTAGTTCTACCTGCTCCAGGTAATGAAGCATGAGTTAAAGTATCACCAGTATTAATACCAGTAAGACTATCAAGAACGATTGCAGAAACACCACTACCAACTGTTGTTGTAACGGTTCTACTACTTGTTACATCACCTAACTTAAAGATAGTCTCATTTGAAGTAACTGATGTAGAGTTAACAGTAGTTTGAGTACCATCAACCTGTAAGTCACCTTTAATGATAACAGTACCTTCATTACTTAGACCATCTGGATATGGGTCAATATATAATTGATTTCCTGCACCAGATCTGGTAGCAATAATATTGGATGAAATACCAATATTATCAATCTCAACTCCACCAGTAACAACCATCTTACCAGTGAAGTTTGATTGTCCTTGGTAAGTTGATACACCAGTAACTAATAACGCATCAGTTTCTGTTGTTCCAGTAACATTAACTCCGTCAACACGGGTTTGTAGTTTATCTGCATTATTAAAATATAAATTTACTGAGCCTCCTTCATTAAATAGTGCCTGAGTTGCACCACCAGCAGCATTTCTAATTCTTAGAGTATCTGAATCTATTCTAAGTTCACCTGCTCCAAGATCTTGGATATGACTATTACCACTTGCATGTTTGATCTGAAGATCTTGTCCAGTACCCCAACTAGAAATAACATTATCAAGATGGAATTGATTTCCTTCAAAAGTACTTACACCAGTAACTCTTAAATTACGTGCAGTTAATTCATCAATATTTGTATCATCACCAACATATAAATCTCCACCTACATACAAATCTCCAGCAACAGTAGAAAGTCCAGCAAACTGAACTTCACTAGCAAATGTCCAAGGAGCACCAGTTACTCTTACTCTATTTGTACCATCTTCATCATATTCTATCTTGGCATCTTTACTAGTACCAAAAGTAAAGAAAGTATCATCTGGAACTACTATCTCACCACTTCCATTAGGATCTATAGTAATATCACCATCAGTATTAGTTGAAGATATTGTATTAGCATCAAAAGTTAAATTATCTACATTCCATTGGTCAACCTTACGGTTTGAATCCAAAACAGCAACAAATCCATTAGTAGTTGTTGTTGGGTTATTTTGTCCAGCAACCAAACCTGGAGCAATACTTAATAAGTCTGTAAAATATCTACCACCAATCTCTTGTGGGTTTGAAGAATTATCTCCAATAAATGTCCTACCACCTTTATTACCATGAGTACCTACACCAACAGTGTTTGCAACTTCACCGTAATTAAGAGACCCTGGTGCGGCAGTACCCGTCGATCTTTTTACTCGTATAATACTGGCCATTAAAAGCTACCTCCGTTGATATCTAGATTCTGTGTTACACCAGGTGTTAATGATAATGTAGCTTCCCATTTTGATAAGGTAGAGTTGTAAACCAAAACCATACCGTTTTGTGGGGTATTTGCACTTACATCATTTAATCCAGATAAGTTAATAGTCTTAGATCCTGATAAGGATGAAACGACTTTAACTGCTGGTGCTTGACCAACTCTTACTCTAATAGGCATACTTATCACCCATGCGTAGTTACTCCAGCTCTAACCAATACAGATCCTTCAACCACTCTAGTTACCGTATTTGCAGTATCAGTAACTAAAATATCATACACATACCTTCCTCCTTTTATACCTGCACTCGCAGTAGATGTTAAACCTACTTTAATTACACCTGTAGTTGGATTTGGAATAGTGGCATTAAAAGTTACTTTTGCTTTACTAGTAGGATGCTTCCTCATAGATGATTTAACCGAGTAACCAGTCAAATCTAATAGAGCAGCAGACTCACTATCCTCTAATGTGAATGTTTGTTCAAATGTTGTTCCAGTATTGATAACTAGATTACTAACATAAACAGCAGCCATTTATTATAATACTAAGGGGATCTAGAATATATTTATACTATTTTTGTTATCTGTTTTAGCATTGACTTTATTTCGTCAATATCCTGCTTAATCTTGTCTAACTCTTCTTTCTGAGTACGTTTAGAAGATCTCATCTGGATATATTGATTATATCCAGATATATCTGTATTTACTATTGCACCAGACTTATCTCTATAAAGATTTTTGTGTCCTTTAACTGGTATCATTATGCTAATGCTAGAGCTCTTAAATCTTTAAATCTTGGTGGATTTGCTTCATCAGTTCCACTAGATACAATCTTGATTTTGAATCCAGTAAATTCTTCAAGATCATCAGCAGTAAACTGATATTCAGAGAACTGATCATCACGATTTGGATTCACAATTGCATCTGGTAAACCATTATTTAATTGATCACTAATAATAGTATCTCCAAATCCATCACCATCAGCATCAGTCATATTAGCATATCCAGGGAATAACTCATATCCTTGATCAATTTCACTTGAGTCTGGTCTTGTGAGTTTATAGAGAACCCTGAAGTCAGCTGAAGCATGTCTATGTGCAGCAACTAATACCTTAAGTGATCTTGCTGGTTGTTTCAAATCTATTTGATTTGAAATATAAATTGCAGCATGACTATCACCAGAATCAACATTAGCAATAGATTGATCAGTATAGTTTGCAACTGGGTTGTTTAATTTATTCCTTTGGAATACTATTGTACCATTCTGAGTATCTATTATTGGAGATAGATCTGCATTCTCAGTAGAAAGTCTCATACTTAATGTAAGTGATCTATTCTTAGGTAAGTCATTTAGTTTAGATAATTCATTAATTTCAGAACAAACGATTCTAGTTGATGATAGTCTATTAGCTTGATTTAATTCAATGTTTTCATAACCTTGATCCTCAAATGATGCTTCAATTCCACCAGCACTTGTACCAGATACGGTTCTTATTTGTGTAGAAAGATTAGTTTCACCAGGAGTTAGTACATTAAACTGTGGGGCAACAGAATTAAACTGTATATTCTTAGATGAGAAACCTCTAGGTCCACCAACAGTATTTTCAGTAGTGAAACTCATTTGCTGATCACCAGTCATTCTGGAATCATTAGTACCATTTCTACCCGCTTTAAGATAAAGTTTATCAATATCTTTAGAATTTCTTACTAGAGCAGGAAGAGGTGCAAGACTATGTGTTGTATTAATACCAACTAAAGAAGCACCATTTAATTCATATCTGTAAACAAGATCGTCTACCTTATGATTTTGAGCAACAGTACCATTAACACCTCTAGTTGAAACACCAATAACACCATTACCATTAATACTATTATAGAACATAACTTCCTGTCCTATCTGCAAATAACCAAAGGAAGTTGTTATACCTTCAAAGTTTGCAAATGTACCAGTAGCAGCAGATCCAACATTAATAGTATTATCTGTAGATACTACATCTACTACTAATTTTGTTGGAATAGTATCAGGTTCAAGACCAGATATTACAACTTCATTAGTATCAGAATGCATACCATGACTATAAAGTTCTAACTCAAATACATCACCCTCATAAAGATCACTAATTACAGAACTAGCGGATGTAATATCAGTATTTGCACAACTTACCGCAACACCAGCATCATCATAATATACTAAATCAGCAGAAGAAGTAAATTCTTCACCTTGACAATCAGTTAGGAATAAAGTATCAATACTAGTACTAACAGCTTTTAAAGTAACTTTAGCACCTGATCCTTTGGTCATAGTTGATGTTGTGATACCCAAAACATCACCTTTAACATAACCAGTACCTGCAGTAGTGATATTAACTGTAGTTACTTCTCCAGCAGAACTAGCAATAACAATTGCTTGTGCTCCACTACCACTACCACTTATATTATAAAGAGGAACATTACTAAATTGACCAGTTGAATAACCTACACCAACTGCAGTAATATCTACATTTGTAGTACCAGTTGTTGCTGGATGTCCTAGTTGTTCAATATAACCAGTTGGTCCTGTATGATTTACACCACCAGCACCTTCACTAACTTTTCTTCCAACTGTTAATATATTACCCATATTAGCATTAGCTGTAATGGGAACCTTTAATTTTCTTGGTAAACATCTTATTGGATTAGGTAATAATCCTGGAATCTGACCAGTAGTATCATTAAGTTTAGGATTATAGAAATATGCACTACCTGTAGCAGAAGTAAACTGACACTTATTGAGTGTAAACTTAAGATCTTGGAATTGATTTGCAGACCAAATAGATCCGTTCTGAGATTTAAATAAACTACCACCAAGATACTGTTTAGAAATAATTACACTTTCTGTATTTGGTAGACTAAATGTATCAATTGTTGGTTCACCCATTTCGGCAATCCACATCTCATAATTATTCGTTGTTGGTGCAAGAATAACTATTGCATATACCTCATTTGGTGGTAAGTATATTGGTGATGGGAATGTTACTCTTGTTGCAACAGAAGCATCAGTAGAAGTGTTAACTTGAGTTGGTTCTAATGAAAGATGAGCATAATCTACAACCAATCTATCTGTTGGTGTTCCAAGTTCAGTTGTTCTAACCTGAATGTGAACCTTTTCTTGAGTATCTTTACTTGCAAAGAATAGATCAACAGAAGATAAGAATGCACCAGTACCTTCAATGTTAAATGTTTGTGCTAACGGGTCATCCTGTATTACCCTATTAACCTGAGTAATATTAGTAATCTCAGTAATTTCATTAGTAACATTGGTAATATTATTAATGATGGGGATTGGTGGTGGGGGTGGATTTCTTATGCTAATAGTTTCTTGTAAGAACTCATCAACTACACCACTAGTTGTATAAACTGTTTCTCCGCTACTTATGGATGGAGATCCTGGTAATGCAAGAGAATTAGTTTCACTAGAAGATAACTTAAATGTCCTACTACCATTTCTAAACCTAAGTGGAGGTGGTGGACTTGCTAATGGATCTCTAAAGAAGAATGATCCGTAAACATCCCCATAAGTATCACTAACTAATCTAATATCACTAACAGTTGCTTGAGCACCACTTGTAACTCCAAGTAAACTTATACCACTACTAATATATCCAAAGAATCTTCCTTGAGCATCTTCACGCAATGATGCGATATCAACATTCAACACACTAGCTGAAGCAGAATATGCACTTGAAAGATTAACAGAAGTATTATATGGATTGTTTAAGAATGTAAGTAATGGTGCAGAAATATCTCCTTCTTTATGATTTGGAGCACAAATTCTGAATGTAATTACTCTTTCACCGTCAAGGAAACCTTCTACGGTTTCTCCTGCCTCAAAGACACCAGAAGACATTGAAATTTCTATTAGTTTAGGAATAATATCAAGTCCAGATGTACTATCAAAGAAAGGATAATATCTAGTAAATGGTTGAAGACCATTTGCCTCAAATCCTACGTTTCTTGAACGAATATGTTCGTCTGGTCTGCTACCATTTCTAATTTCTGTAACAAATGATCCTTCAGTATCACCCAATACAGTTCTTTCACCATTAGCAATGAAAACATTTCTTACCCAACTATCTGAAGCAGGATTCAATGTTAGATTACCTCTAAAGGTTATAATATTAAATGGGTTTACATTTTCAACTCTAGATGCTAGTGGTTGATTAAGTAATTCAACTTCCTTATAGTCTAAGGTTAACATATCACCAGTCTTTCTTACATTAGAATCTAATAACTCTAAACTAGCTGAGAAGTCAGCAGTATCAGAATTTATAGATGGATTTAATGCTAGTTCTGGTTTAATAGCAAAGAAATCATTAGGAGTAGTTAATTCCCTCAATCTTACATTAACATCACACTTATTATCTCTATTTCCTGTGTCTATCAGATTAGTATCTTTAAAGTCATCTACAAAGAATCCAGTTTTAAATCTACTGAGTCCATCAGCATCTTGAACTTGAAGAGTTTTTGTATCAAGTTCTAAAAGACTTAATGATGTTACTGTTTCTAAAACATCTATTCTATCTTCTAGATGACCGATATCTCGCATTGTATACCGTCTATTATCAACAAGACGAACATATGCATCATCGGGATCATAAAGATATGCTGGAAGTTCAATAGTTGCAAGTGTCATTGCATCTTCAACATTAGTAGGAGATTTAGGATCTACTGAAGATACACCTTTAACTACAGAAAGTCTTTCTTGCTTATCAAGAATTACTTTATCAATTCTAGGTAGATAGAAACTATAACCTAATAAAGAACTTTCATTAGGGCTAACAATCAATGTTGGATTTGATCCAGCAGTTCCAAAGTTTCTAAGACCATATGAAAATGGTGATGCAGTAGTTACATTCCATTGAGCAACTCTTGGTCTAAAGTCAAGAGTATCAGAAGCTCTAACATTATTCTTTAATATTGGAATATGCTTATCAAATTGTTCTTTAGAATATGAACCGATAGTATACACATCACCAGTATCATTAGATGGAACTTGATAGCAATTATATACAACTGTTATCTTTCTAGATGGTGCTGAAAATCCACCATTTCTAACAATTGTTGAGTAATCATAATATTGTTCTTTTTGACCTTTATTCAAACTAAATCTTTCAGTTATATTAAGATAACTACCAGGTGTTTTATCTTGTAGATTAGTAATAATATTAGATTCTTTGAATGTTACTGATTCACCTATCTGGAATCTTTCTGGTGTTAAATAACATATTTCAACTTCAGTTGCTGATGTTCTTGTAGTTACTTGTGCAACTGCTTTACTATCTGAACCAACTATCTTTTCACCTAAAATTGCATTTGTATCTAAACCCAGTCCAGTTACAAATGAAAGTTTATCTAATATAGGAACATTAGTATCTAATGATTCAAATATACCAACTACTTCTGCTACATCAGGTACATTTAAAGAAATTACTTTGTCATCAACTCTTAGACCATAGAAGTTGTTTTGTGTTAATCCAGTTCCAGTAGTAGATGCTGCAGAAACACATTTATCAATAGTTACTTTTTCACTTCTAACATAATTTTTCTGCTTACTCTTAATATCCTTTTTCTTAACTGTTGTATTAACAACAACATTAGCAGCATTTGCTGTTAATCCAGTAAGAGATACTAAAGTTCCATCAGCATTTAAACTAAACTGATCTGAAGTTAAATCTTCAATAGTTCCATCAGCATAATGAACTGAATATCTTTCTGAGTCATAATTTTCATAGAAAGCACTAGAAATTCCTGTAGATGATATAGGTATTTCCATTAAACCAACACTACTAGCACCTTCTCCAGTAATTTGTTTGGATACAAGTAAAGTAGAGCCAGCTAGATCTATATCAGATACATTACTAGAACTTAATGGTGCATATAATCCAGCATTTTCATTATTGACAACACTAGGTCTTCCTACACTAAATGATACTGTTTCTTGCCCAGTAGCAGGTACAGCACCATTACAGACACCAGTAACTGAAGCTACTGCTTCAAGATCCATTGTTAATCCATCAGGAGATACCCATTTCACTCTATTGAATACTTCATCAGTTGAATTTGGTCTTTGATATCTAATAATAGTATCAGATTTAATACCAGCAAAATTATGTCCTGCACAACTACTAATACCAGTAGAATTAATTACTAATTGATCTGTAACATTAAATCCTTTTGGAATAACCCTTTGTAAT